CCCCCTGGGTGCCGGAAAAACGGGGCGGCTCTCAGGCGACAGCCCATGCGTTACGACACACAGCCTTTTGAGACTTCCCGCCAAACATCGCCCGCTCGGCGTTTAACGCAAGTTCAACCCACTGCGTTTTTCACGCCTTTCCAAAGGTATTCCATACATTATCTGGTGACGTGCATTTAGTTTTTGCAACGTTTGATGCTATACTATAAGTGATGGGGTGATTCTATGGCAAGACCGCGCAAAATCAAAACCGCCGAAGAGCTTGGCGTTCTGATCGACGAGTTTATCATGCAGTGCGAGGACGGAAAACAGTACATGGACGACTATGCGCTGATGAAGTATCTCGGCATTGCGCCGCGCACACTCGCTCGATGGCGGGCCAACGAGAGCGGGGAATATGACGGATATGGAGAGCAGCTCGAGAAGCTGGTCGCATACCGGGAAGCGGTCTATGCGCGCATGGTGGCTGAAAACCCGAAGGGCAGCGGCGGAATCATCTTCCTGCTTAAGCAGCCGAAAAACGGCGGGTACATCGACAAGCCTGTGATCGACGTTCACGCGCAGGAGCTGACGATCAAGACAGACGGCATCGGCGGCGACAGCGCTTTCAAGTAACGCTCGCTGATGCATGCGGACGCGCTTCCGGCTTTGTTCACGTGCAAACTCGAGGCCGGAAAGGCTCCCGGCGCTCTACCTTGAGAAGAACCTGAGATGTGGGACACGCCGCCCCACCGAGTTTGCATTCTACATTGCTGGAGGCTACATGATACACATGGCTCACAAATACGTGGACGTTCTCGACCAGAGATTCCGCGAACTGTGCGAAGCGCAGCTACCGACGGAAAAGCGCGACGAGGAGTGGGCACGAGTTCCGGAACGTGTTCGAGAACCTGCGACTGAGGCAGAGAAAAAGCCTTGGACGCTCTTCCCTTGTTAATCCCAACAAGCCGAATGCGGGCGCAGGATACGCGCTGCGGTTGAGTGCTTGCCCCTCCGTGCTGGGAAAAGGCGGACCTCCTGTGGCCGTTATTCCCTTCCGCCTCTTGTGGCCGTTATTCCCTTGCAAAAACCTATTACGGTACGGAGCAACTGTGAACCCGGCACTATCTGGGAATCAAGCGTCGGAAGCGACGGTAAACACTGCTGCGGCGGCGAGTGGCCTAAGCGTTTCATCTCCTTTCCGCTGAAATCCTGTGCAAGTCAGGATGCCGCAGCTTCCCTTTCTACGGCAGCTTTCCAAGAGGGACACGCCCGGTGCAACTCCGGGGGCTGCCTCCAATCCTGTCCGTCGCGAATCCTGCAGCTGTAGCGGCGGTAGAAAACCAGCCGAAATGTGCGCCGCTGACTGCAGCGCGGCGACGAGCGCGGAACAGCTACGGCAGGAGTCAGTTTATGCATGACGCGCAACAACCGTGTAACGAATGAGGTGAAGCGTTTGCACGTTATCCGCGTGGAGCTGCCGAAGCAGCAAAACGAAATCGAAGTGCACGTCATTGCGGACGTACACCTTTCCGACCCGAACTGCGACATTCGCGGCGTGCAAAAGCGCGTGGCGGACATTGCGGAGAGAGACAATGCCTACGTTATCCTTGCGGGCGACCTGATCGACAATGCGACGCGAAACAGCATCGGCGACATCTACAGCACGCAGTTGTCCCCGATGGAGCAGATCAAGCTTGCAAACAAGACGTTTGCCCCGCTCAAGGGCCGCATCCTTTGCGCTGTTCCCGGCAACCACGAAGAGCGGACATATCGTGCAGACGGCATCGACATTACATGGCTGATCGCAAACGAGCTGGGCGCGGGCGACCGGTACGCTCCGGACGCGGCGCTCGTATTCGTATCACTCGGTGAAAACTCCCGGCGCAAGAGTGAGGGACGGCAAACGACGTATTCCATCTACGTCAACCACGGCAACGGCGGCGGGCGTAAGATCGGCGGCAAGATCAATCGGCTCGCAGACTATGCGCAGATTGTTGACGCAGACGTTTATGTTTGCGGGCACACGCACTCCCCTGCCGTGTTTAAGGACTGCTTCTTCCGGGCGAACGCTTCTACGAGGAGCGCGGAGCCGGTCGAACGATTGTTTGTTAACACCGCGGCTGCGCTGGACTACGGCGGCGGCTACGGTGTGCGGATGGGCTATCAACCGGCGAGCAAGGCCGCGCCTGTCATTTACCTTGACGGGTGGCGGAAAAATGCCGGGGCTGCAATGTGAAGGTACCCTATGCAGAAAAATGAAACTCTCCTCCGGGCGATTCTGGACATTATCGGTCGCGGGAATACTGCCGAGGTAAAGCAAACGAAAGACGGCGTGCTTGTGCTGGAAGTAAAGCGCAAGGTCGCCTTTCGGGGAACAGAAACAGAATAACGACGTGCCCGGAAACGGCCGGGCATAAGAGCTGAACGGAGCTGGCTGCGGAATGCAGTTGGCTCCGTTTCTGCATTTACGGAGGATGCCATGCCGAAGCAGAAGCGAAGCACGCAAACAAATTTCACATGGGATCCGGGGCACGCGAACGAGAAGCAGCTTCTGTTTTATCAGAGCAGAACGATGTACACGGCCTACGGCGGCGCGCGAGGCGGCGGCAAGACGCACGCTGTGCGCATTAAGGCGGTAGGCGGCGCGTTTACATGGCCGGGCATCCGCATCCTCATCGTGCGAAAGACATACCCGGAACTGCAGTCGAACCACATCGAACCGATTTTGAAGATGGTGCCGCAGGAGCTGACTAGCTACAACGGCACGCTGCACACGCTGTACTTTCAGAACGGCTCGACCATCCATTTCGGCCACTGGAGCGGCATCACGTCCGAGAGCGAATACCAGGGCCAGGAATACGACTGGATCTTCATGGACGAGGCGACGCAGTTTACAGAACGCGAATTTCGCTTTCTCGGCGGCTGCCTGCGCGGCGTCAATGAGATTCCAAAGCGCTTTTACCTGACGTGCAACCCCGGCGGCGTCGGGCACAGATGGGTCAAGCGCCTGTTTATCGACCGAAATTTCAAGACAGACTCCGACAACCCGGAGGAGAACGAGAACCCGGACGACTACAGCTTCATTTTCGCAACGGTCGAGGACAACAAAGACCTGCTGGAATCCTCTCCGGGCTATCTGCAGGCGCTCTCCCAGTTGCCTGAGAACATTCGCAAGGCGCACCGCTACGGCGACTGGGACGCACTGTGCGGAACGTATTTCCCGGAATTCAGCAAGGCGACGCACACCTGCAAGCCGTTCCAGATTCCAAAGCACTGGAAGCGGTACAGGGCGCTTGACTACGGTCTGGATATGCTTGCCGTCGGCTGGTACGCGGTGGACGAAAACGGGCGCTCGTATATGTACCGCGAGCTGGTGCAGCCGGGGCTGATCGTGCAGGATGCAGCAAAGCAGATCCTCGACATGACGATGCCGGACGAGCACATCGAGATCACCTTTGCCCCGCCGGATATCTGGTCGCGCCAGAAGGACACCGGCAAGACGATGGCAGAGGTGTTTATGCAGTGCGGCGTGCCCATCGTGCGTGCGAGCAACAACCGCGTGCAGGGTTTCCTGCAAGTGAAGGAAGCGCTCGCAAATATGCCGGACGGAAAGCCGGGGCTCGTGCTTTTCCAGACCTGCGAACGGACGATCGGAGACCTCGAGGACATTCAGGCGGACGAGCGCAATCCGAACGACTGTGCAAAAGAGCCGCACGAGATCACGCACACGGTCGATTCCGTGCGCTACTACTGCGTATCGAGAACAATGCGCGCGGACGCAAGAGATGCGAACCCGACGGAGATCATCTACGAGGACGAGGACGCGCAGGAGGGCTACGAGGAATTCATGACCGGAGACGCACCGTCTGCCGGATATATCAGCTATTAGGAGGAAGACATGAACACTATCGGTTTGATCTGCCTACTGGTGATCGCGGCGTGCTTTGCGCTGACGATGGCAAGCCTGCGGCGCTGGGACGACGAGCTGCGGGCGTTTCAGGACGCGACGATGGACATGCTGGCAGATACGTCGCTTGACGTGCCGCAGCTACAAAAGCGCGTAGAGGCGCTGGAAGAGACTGCGGCCGCACTGTGCGAGCGAGCGGACAAGCTTGACGAAGACCACGCTGAACAGGTGGAACAGGCACTGCAGATGGCGCAGGACTTCTCCAACGGCGTGTCCAACCTCATGAACTACAGCTACCTGATGGCCGGAAAGAAGGACGTGAACGGCGATGCCTGACGAGCTTGACAAGAAGATCACGCCGGAGCAGGTACAGGCAGAGTACCAGAAAATGCTCGGCTACAACACCGCTGTCAACCTCGACGAGACGGTGCGCGCCAACGAGAACTTCTTCATTGGCAAGCAATGGGAGGGCGTGGACGCGAAGGGTCTGCCGACGCCGGTATACAACTTCCTGAAACAGGTCGTTTTGTTTTCCGTTGCGAACATCACGACCGACAACATCAAGATGCAGGCAACTCCGCTTGCGTGCGAGCGCACGCCGGAGGACGTGGAGCGCGTCGCGGAGATCGTCAACAAGGAATTTGACCGGCTGTTTGAATTCAACCGCGTGCCGAACCTTGTGCGCGAGTATATGCGAAACGCCGCGGTGGACGGTGACAGTTGCCTGTTCACGTTCTGGGACGACACGGTTGACGCCGGATTCGGACTGCGCGGCGGCATCCGCACGGAGATCGTGGACAATATGCGCGTCGGCTTCGGCAACACAGCGTGCCGTGACCCGCAGAAGCAGCCCTATATTCTCATCGAACGGCGAGAAATGACGAAAGAGCTGCGCAGAGCAGCGCAGGAGGCCGGAAATCCGCGATGGAACGACATTCAGCCGGATAACGAGAACCACAACACTGACAGCTACAAAAACAGCTCAGAGCGCAGCACGGTGCTGCTGCGAATGTGGAAGGAACGCAAGACCGGCACGGTGTGGGCGTGTGAAGTCTCCGGGCGCGTCATGCTGCGCGAGCCGTGGGACATGGGGCTGCGGCTCTACCCGGTGACGTGGATCAACTGGGACTACATTCCCGACAGCTATCACGGTCAGGCGCTCGTGACCGGGCTTATTCCGAACCAGATCTTTGTCAACAAGCTGTTTGCAATGTCCATGATCTCGCTGATGACGAGCGCGTTCCCGCGAACGGTCTACGACAAGACGCGCATTCCGAAGTGGAACAACGCGGTCGGCGCTGCGATCGGCGTCAACGGCGGCGACGTGTCCGGCGTGGCAAAGATCATCGACCCGGCACAGATCAGCCCACAGATCGCGCAGTTTATCCAGACGAGCGTGGACTATACGCGGCAGTTTCTAGGCGCGACGAGCGCGGCGCTGGGTGAGACGCGGCCGGACAACACGTCGGCCATTATTGCCCTGCAGCGCGCAGCCAGCATCCCGTCAGAGATCACGAAGCAGAACCTCTACAAATCAATCGAGGACCTGGGGCGCATCTATCTTGACTTCATGGCGGCGTACTACGGAAAGCGCAAAGTGCAGGTGTCTATGCCGGACGTGGGCTCGGACATTCTCGCATTTGCCGGGAAAGACCCGGAGGAGCTGGAAACCGTGCTGTTCGACTACGGCATTCTGAATGAAATGCCGATGGCGCTGAAACTGGACGTCGGCGCAAGCTCGTACTGGTCAGAGATGGCGTCGGTGCAGACACTGGATAACCTGCTGATGCAGGACAAGATCACGATCGAAGAATACCTTGAGCGCATCCCGGACGGCTACATCCCGAAGCGGCAGGAGCTGATCGCCTCGCGCAAGCAGGCGGCACAGCAGCAGATGATGCAGCCGGAGGAGCAGAGCACAGGCGGCACGCCGGAGACCGGCGCTCTGGTCGATCTCGGCCAGAAGACGCCCATTCGCGGCGGCGGTGGCTTCGGCGACCTGCAGCGCAAGGTCATGCAGACCGGAACGACCGAATAACGAACGCTCGGCGGACAATCCGCCTTGCAAATACATTACCGGATAAATTTCAACACGTGGCGCCGACCATAGCGCCGCACCCGCCAACCATAGCGGGAGAAGGGATTTTGACATGGCAGAAGACATGAACACCGCCTTTACGGCGGACGCAGACGATTGGAGCGACATCACGGCGGATAGCTTTGCCGACGCCGAGGACGACGCGCAGGGCGCGCCGGGCACGGAGACGCAGAGCGACGACGCCGCGCCGGAGGTCGAACAGAACGACGGCGGGCAGGATGCAGATGCCGCACAGCCGGGCGAGAACGAGGAGCAGCAGGCGCAGACAGACGGCCAACTGTTTGAGCTCAAGCACCTCGGCGAGACGAAAAATGTGAACCGGGACGAGGTCGTAACGCTCGCCCAGAAGGGCATGGACTACGACCGCGTGACCGAGAAAAACACGCAGCTGGAAACCCAGGTGTCCGAACAGAAACAGCAACTGGCGCAGCTCACGGAACACGAGAACGCGCTGCAGGAGCTGGCAAAGCAGAGCGGCACAACCGTCGAGGAGCTTGTGGAAAACATGCTCATTGCCGTTACCAAGAGTAAATACGGCATCGACGACGACGGCATGGCGCTCGAGCGTGTAAAGCTCGACAGAGAGCGCCGCGCGCTCGATCAGGAACGGGCAGCACTGGCACCCCAGAAGCAGGAGCAGGAGCAGCAGGCAGCGAACGAGAAGTGGCGCGGCGAGTGCTTTGACGCATTTGCAAAAGCCTATCCCGACGTTGACCCGGCCTCCATTCCGAACGGCGTGTGGGAAGCCTTTAACCGCGGTGAAACGCTGGTTTCGGCCTACGCAAGAGAACGCAACAAGGCGCTGGAGGCAGAGATCGCGCGCATGAAATCCGAACAGGAAACGCGCGACCGGAACGCGGCGAACGCCGCGAGGAGCACCGGCAGCCAGAGCAGCGCCGGGAAGACCGGCAGTGACGAAGCGTTTGACGCGCTGTGGTACGACGGCAACTGACCACGTGAACATAGGGCTTGCCTCCGCCTGAAATTCTGAATTTTTAAGTGAGGTAATTACCTAATGGCAATCAATGTTGCAAACAAGTATAGCACGAAACTCGACGAGCGTTTCCACCAGAAGAGCGTTACCGACGCATTCGCCGGTAAGGATTACGACTTCGTCGGCGTAAACGCAATCAACGTGTACAGCTCCGACGAGGGCGACTTCGTCGACTACACCCGCAGCGGCTCCAGCCGCTTCGGCGCGATTAAAGAGCTGGGTGACACTGTGCAGACCATGCGCATGATGAAGGACAAGGGCGGCACGTTCTCGATCGACGCGGGCAACGCTGCCGAGCAGTTTAACGTCAAGCAGTGCAACGCGCGCATGAAGGCGACGTGGGACGGCAAAGTCACCCCGACCATCGACATGTACCGTCTGCAGAAGTGGGTCAGCGGCGCCGGTGTTGTGACCGTCAATGCTACCGCGCTGACCGGCAAGACGGCGATCGACGCCATTGTCAACATGGGC